TACTCCTTTATCAGAAGCTCAAAGCTACAAAGAATTCATGAAGGATAAAGAGCAAGCTAAGGCAAGGCTTGACAAAAAGATCTCTAATCGAAAAGAAAAAGATAAGTTATTTGTTGATATAAAAAAGAAAGGTATTAAATTTTATGATAAGAAAGGGTCGGGAAGACTCCAAGGTGGTAGAAAATTATACGACTAGGCTATATAAGGTAGTTGCATATAATTAATGACACTTTCAAAAGAAGTAGTCCTTGAAGCACTAAGATGTTGTAGGGATGTATATCCTAACGAAAAAGATTTCTTAGTTAGTAGGAAGGTAGAAGGTCATACTATTTTAGCTGTAGAAGGAACTAATGAGACTACTGACTGGGTAACCAATCTGAAGTTTTTGATTAAGAGAGACGATTGCCATAGAGGATTTAAGAACAATGCTAATAGGACACTAGCAGAACTAGTGGTTGCCTATGAGGGATTGGATCCTAAAAGAAAATTAGTAATAGCAGGTCACTCATTAGGTGGTGCTACTGCTACATTGATTGCAGATCTCTTATGGGAATCTGGCAATAAGAATGTGGCATTGGTTACTGCTGGTTCTCCAAGACCAGGTGGACGTAGGTTAAGAAATAGACTTAAAGATCTTGAGCATGTTCGTTTTGTGCATGGTGATGATATTGTTCCTAGTACACCACCATACTTAGCAGGATATGTACACACACATCCAGTTACTAGATTGAAAGATGCGAAAGACACCAAATTTGATGGTGTTGCCGATCATAATATAGGTGACTATGTTATTGCAGCAGAGAAATATTACGCAGATAAGAAAGTAACTCTATGAAAAAGTTAATAGCAGTAATGACTGCTTTGATGCTAGTGCCTTCCACGACACTAGCATCTTCTATTAGACCAGGCTCTAATATAAAACGACCAGCACCTAAAGGACCAGTTTGTCTTGTTGAAGAGAAGTGGGAAAAATGTGAGGTAGTAATAGATGAGACAGGTGTAACACACCCAATAGGTAAGGTTACTAATGTAGTTCAATGGACTACCGAAGAAGAAAAATTTGAAGTGGGAGGAGCAATCGTTGGTGGTGTTGCTGGCACAGGTGTAGGATTTGCTGCTGGATTGGGTAGTTGTGCTATCGTAGGACCATTCTGTTTGATTACAGCACCAGCAATAATGCAAACTGGTACAATGGCAGGAGCAGGTGTGGGTGGTAAACGTTTTGGAAAGTTCTTTACTGTCATTGGTGATGATGCCAATGGTAATAGATTGATTCAAGAGTTCCGACACCCCTCCAAGAAACTAACTAAGATTGCAGAGAGACAACTACTAGATACAACTAAATTAGCAGAGGGTGAAACAAGAAAATGAGTTTAGTATTTCTGATGGTCAAACCTCTTCTCCTTATGTTAGTAAGGAAAGTATTCAAAAAGCAGATGAAACAATTTGCTGTTGATATGTTAGAAGAGTATGCAAAGACCACTGATAATGATGTGGATGATGCACTTGTACTAAGGGTTAAAAATGCAATGAAATTGGGGGCTGTTTGAACCCATAATTCTTATAAATAATCACAGGTAATAAAGCAATTGTAGGAGTATAAACATGGCACTTTGGGGAGTCACGGATGCTAATGAGGCGAAGCCTAAGTGGGCTGTACAGGGTGGTGCTGTAGACCCCTCAAACATTTTCGCTACAGCAGAAGGTTGGGTTCTTAGACACTATAAGAAAGGAGATCAGACTGAGTACTGGGATGAAGTTCTAGTTGCAGTTGATGGTCTTGTAGGTGCTGGTGGCCGTGGTACTGATACACTCGGTAATGCAGATATCTCTGCTGTATTCTTTGAGGGTACAACATATGCTGCTGGAGCAACTGGAACCGTTGTTGTTATATACAACGAGAAGGTAGATGTTACTGCTGGTGCAACACTAGTTGTTACTAACACAACTGATAGTGCTTCTATCACTGCTACATATGCTAGGGGAACAGGTACAAACCGTGCTGAGTTTGACTTTACTGCTGCAGCAGCAAGTAAGGTACACACAATCGGTGCTCAAACAATCTCTGGAACAATCAAGGACGCTGGTACAAACACAGCATCCGATAAGGTATTCGTTCTAGGTGATACTATTGGTGCAGGTGGATCTGGTTCTACTAAGACAATCACTACAACTTAAATAATAAATGAAATTTGACGAACTGAACGAAGATACATTCATTCTGTTCGCCATTAAGCATTATGAAAATCCTCAGGCCGCAACCAAAGAGGATTTTGATGAAGATCTTAAGCGATTTAAATACCTCAAACGACTACTTAAACGTTACGTTAGGGGTGGAGCATTAAGAACTCATTTGATCATTAATCATCTAATCATCCTATATAATGTCTTTGGTGAAGCAGCAACCCCTTTACTCTTCTTCAAGTTAGAGCGAGAGTATTGGGGTATTTTAAAAACTGTACTTCTTTATCTTAATAAATATCCTGTAGGGATGCTTCCAGAACTGGAAGAAGATCCTGATGTTCTAGAATCTCTCGACTCAGTATGAACGAAGAAATGATGACAACTGGTACTGCTGGAGGAGCAGGCTTTAGCCATAGTGCTGCAGCCACTGGTCCTAATGCAGGAATAGATCCTATCATGAAATTTCGTAAGAAAGTTCAGAAGAGAAAGAAGAAGATTAAAGAGGACAATGAAATTGATAGACCTATCACCGTGAATCGTGTTAACCCTGCACCTAGATCTAGGTTGCTACAATATAAATGTAATTTACCTGGTGTTGGCGAGACTGTAGTCTATGCCAGTTCACCAGCAGAACTAAGTCAGAAACTTAGGTTACTTATTAATCCTCGTTACAGAGGTGACATAAAAATAGAAAGAATAATGCCAGCAGAGGCAGGTAAATTTTTCATGAACAAGAGGAATAGTCACATGCGTAACGTACAAGAGGCTGATGATAAGTCAGCACAACAAGCAATAGTTCAACAGAAGACTGCTCTCGAAAAGAAGAAAGTCATGATGAAGAAACAAGCACTACAGAAACAACTCCAGAATAAGGTTCAAGACCTTAAGAAGAAAGCAAGAGTTGGTGGTGTGAAAGGAGAATCAGACAGTTAGTCATGACTGAGCAATTAAATACAGCTCTGTTAGAGAGGTTAGAGAGAGTAGTCACTAGCCTCCAAGAGAACTCAGTAAAAATGGGGCAACTTCTTGCTGTCCATAATGAGAAGTTAGACAAGCAAGAGAAAATCGATGGTGTACTATTTGAAAAGGTGGACAGTGTTCATCGAGAGGTAAACCGTCAAGCAATCGATATAAAGAAAGGATGTGAAAGAGATATACGCAAGGTTGATGACCGCCTTAGAGTCATGGAGAAGAAGATGTGGACTATTTTTGGTGGTCTTACTATTGTATCTTTCATCGTTAGTCCAATCGGACAGAAAACATTAAGAAACTTGACAGATGGTCCAACATCTAGTATGATAGGGACTCCTCAAGTCTCTCAAGTTGTCTGAGTTTGTAGACAATCACTATGTGAGTTTGTTATCTGGTAGACTGGATAAGTTTATCAAGAAGAAAGCAGACCTTTATAACTTCCGTTGTCCTTACTGTGGTGATTCACAGAAGCATAAGAACAAAGCACGGGGGTATTTTTTTCGTGTGAAGACAGACTTGGTATTCAAATGCCATAACTGTGGAGTAGGGAGAACCCTACCAAACTTCTTGAAAGACCAGGCACCAGATCTACATGATGAGTACATCATGGAGAGATATAAGAAGGGTACAACTGGTAAAGGATCTTATGTCCCGAAACCAAAATTTGAGAAGCCAGTGTTTAAGAAGCATGGCAATCTGGAAATTATTTCCAGTCTAAATATTGAACACGTTGCTTCTAGGTACATCAATAAGCGAGGGTTAAACCCCTCGTTATTTTATTATGTTGATGAGTTTTGTACTTGGGTTAATACTCAGAAGCCCACCTTCACACACATAACTAAGGATCATCCAAGGATCATCATCCCCTTCATTGATAAGGACGGTGAGTGGTTCGGATTCCAAGGTCGTGCCTTGAATCCAAAAGACAAGTTACGTTATATAACTGTCATGTTGGATGAAAACAAACCTAAAATCTATGGACTCGATAGAATTGACACCAACAAAACAATCTACATCGTTGAAGGACC